GCCTACTGGCGTTCAGTTCGAAGGTGTGAAGTTCTTCGAGTCGACCAACTTCCCGACCAAGAACATCACTGCTTCTTTCGACAACGGTTCGAACTACGCTTCCAAGGAAGTTGCCCAAGGCTACTTCTTTGGTCCTCAGTCCGTTGGCGTGGGTATCGGCGGCCCGAACGCTCAGGTGCTCATCAACAACAACGACGACTTCAGTCGCTTCATCATCCTCATCTGGCAACTGTACGCTGGCTTCGAAATCCTGAACAAGGACTTCGTGACCACCGCTTTCAGCTTCGTCCAGGATGACGGCGACGTTTGATATTCATAACAGTTAAACCCTAAGGAAAAGATAAATGACCTATCTTTCGTCCAAAAAGATCTTCCCAGGTAACTGGGCAGAGCCTCTGAACGGTTGGTACAAGAACATTGATACCAACGACAGCGGTAGCAACGACGCTTCCAAGGGTGGCCCCACTGCCGTGTTGGCCATCCCCGGTTGGAAATACTTCCAGCAGCGTGGTTATGTGGCTGTGACCGCCACCTCTGGTGCTGGTGCAGTCGCTACCGGCACTGTGATCGTTCCTTCCCCTTACCGGAATGACGACACCCGTCCCGACATCACCGGCATGGTGATCTCTGGTGACGCAACCCTCCCCGCTTACGTATACCGCGCCACTGTCTCCGTGGCTTCCGGTTGGGACGGCACCGTGGCCTCTGGTGTTTATGCCGCCACCGGTACCGTGGTTACCTTCGGTCGCGACAACAGCGGTCCTGTGTCCGTAGTGGGCGCTGGTGAAGCTGTGGCCCAGGCCAACCTGACCTCCACTGTGTCTGGCGCCCAGGCTGGTGAAGTGTTCTTCGCTGGTACTTCTGCTGCCTATAGCGAACTGCCCCTGCTGACCGCCACTGGCGCTGCTGGTGTGGACGCTTCTGGCGTGTATAAGGAGCTGACCTCCTCCACCGAGTTCAAGGTGTATGCCCGTGGTACCACCACCGGCACCTCGACCTCTGGCGGTTGGTACATCTCCGCTGCTGACTCTGCCGCTAACCGCAAAGGTTACTTCGTGGTTGAAGTGTGCTACCTGCAGCCTGATACCGCCCCTGGCTACGAGGACATCGACGGTTACCTGCTCGGCCGCACTGTCAGCTGATTGATGTAAACTAGGACCAGATAAACCTGGTCCTATGTCTACAACTGCTTCTGCCCTGTACCAACATAAAAAAACAGGTGCGCGGGTCAAAGTTGTTAGTGAATGGGATAACGGCGATTGGTTCATGGTTGAGGACCAGGACGGTCGCCTTTATACCGCTTACAAAACAGAGCTGATTCCTGATGAAGCAGCTACCAAGAAAGTTCAAACGCTTCAAGTAAAAGACAAGGCTGCCAAAGAGGAGCCTCGTTCTTTCCCACCCGATACTCGTTTGAATATCAATGCAGCCACTGCCCAGATGATCGCTGATCACATCAAAGGTATTGGTCTGAAGACTGCTCGTGAGATTAAAGACCTGCAAATGTCCTTATCGGGTGAAAGGTTCAATAATCTTGAGCAACTTAAGCAAATCAAACGGGTTGATTGGGACGCTGTCCTGGCGGCAGACCTGATCCGAGTCTGATTCATCTCCTACGGAAGGCCCCTGGGAAACCAGGGGTTTTCTTGTCTTAAAATCAAAAATAAAAGGATATGGCGTACGTCCCCGTTAGATCTGGTTTTACAGGCCCGAGTGCAAAGATCGGTGGTTCAAGCGATTACCATGTTGATCTAAAGCTACTTCAGTCTCTGCCCATTGCTGATCGGGTGAAGGCTGTTGACTCTCTTGCAAACCAATATCGTTCCATCGGACGTGAGATTGAATTCTCCAATGCTGCAGTCTCTGGTCAACGCTGGGACCCAAACAAAGACTTAAGTGACAAGGTTGATTTGCTTGAAAGAGCGGCCGGTGCACACGGTCACAGCAGGCACTCCGGTTGGCAGTCGTTAGATTTTTACGTTCCTTTTAAAGGTAAGAGCAGGTTTGATAAAGGCGCCGTAGAAGACGCATCGATCTATTTACCGGCAGTACCAGGAGGCAAGGTGCGCAGGGGTTCTGGAGGCGGCTATGGGTACTACTCAGAAGCCTTGGACCCAAGCGGACAAGTTGTGTTCAGGGTTGGTCATGGCAACATCGATAGGCCAGAGGGTCAATCCGAGTTATCCATTGCTACTGCATCCAGCCCGCCGGTAGCTCCTCCTTCTGGATCTGATGCACCAGCTGGTGGCAATACCTTGACTAATGCATTCTTGGCAACAATGATCCAGAACCAGCAAGGTCAGAATGAACTATTAGAAGCATTAACAGAAGCTGTTGGTAAAAAAGAAAAACCCAAAAGTTTGTCTCAGCAACTATCACAAGCGTTAATTGGTAATGCATTAAGCCAGGCTTTAACTCCTCAGAATTTCTTGAGTAAATTCACTGGAGAGGATCCTTATCTACAAGGTAGCGCTCTTGGAACCAGTCAGTTCCTTGGTGGAAATACCTTTTGATTAGCTACAACTATAATGAGTTGATGCTGGAAGGTAGAAGTGCAGTTATCTGACTTTGACAAAAGTAGGGTCAGGTATCACCTGGGCTACTTCACTGTTTCTGTGCCAGCGGGTGACTATGCCCGCCTGGAAGAAGCAATGAATACTGTTCCTGATTCGTACTTCTACGATAAGATTATTATTCAGATTGGTCGTTGTGATACGGCTGAAAAGAAAACCGAGGTTGCCAGCTCTCCTTCCACCCGGTTGGAAACCATCCTGGGTGACGTGGATCGTACGATTCGCTCCAGCAATGCCAAAGAGGCGCTGAAGGTTTGGGACGAGATTTATCTCTATGAAACCAACCGACTTGCTGGCATCCTTTACGTTCCTAACTACAAAGATCCGTTCCAAGCTCGTTATCGCTACGAACGATCCGGCGCTGAATTTATTCAGGCCTTACCTGGACCCGCTGACACTGCTGTTGGCTCTCGTATTTACCTAATGGAGAACTGGCGATAATGCTTAATTTCCTCCGTGGTTTTGTTCAAAACAGTCCTCAAGTCCTGAGGGCCGTGCAAGGGTTTGGTGCTAAGGCAGCTCCAACGGTGAAAGCTGTTGCAGATAAGGTTACAAACCCTCAGACTTACCGAGCACTTGCCGGTCAAGCTGAGCGCGTACTCCAGAAACCCCTTCCTCAAGCATTCTCTGGACCTAACTTCGGTAATATCCCTACCCGCTTCACGGGGATGATTACCGATCTCACCAACGCTCCTGCCGGTCTTACACGCAACGTACAGACTGGAATGGTCAACCGTGCCATCCAAGAAGCTGCAGGCATTGCGCCACAACTTGCTCGTACTGCCAGTCAGACAGCAGAAGGCGCCCTCCGTGCTCCAGTCATTGGCAATGCTTTGCGAGCTGGTCAGTCTGTCATAACTAATCCACTGCAGACCGCAATCCAAACTGGTGGTCAGTTTGCTCGTGACCCTAATCTGCGTCGGGAGTTTATTAGGCAATTTGGCGGCACTAGCGAGAAAGCAGCACGTGCATTAAGTGGTCAATCTGGCTTCGGTCAAGTTGGTAGTATGTTGCGCAACCTTGCTCCTGGCGGTGTAACCGGATTACAAGGCACTGCCGTACTTGGTGGAATGGGCAGCATGGCTTGGGGCTTAGCAGACCCAACTCCCATGATTGAAGCGGGGCGAGGCATCACTGGTTTCTTGCAAGATCGGGGTCTTGCTTATGATCCTCGCAGAGATCCTCGCGTTACTCCAATCAAAGATCGCCCTATTGTTAATCCTGGTGAACTGGCGCCTGATTATAGTGGCAGTTTAGATCGAGCATCTAGATTTTCGGAATACCAAGCATTAGGTGGCACTCCGCCGCCTGCTCCCGTTCTTCCCCCTCCTCCCGAGGTGGTTGATCGGCGTGCCGGACAACAGATTCCTCCCGCTGCTCCAGTAGCACCTGGGACGTTATCTAACGGGGCCGGTGTTCCCGCACAACGTCAAAATGTTCAACAACGCGCACTCTCTCAAGAAGTACTTAATGCTGCTCAGCAGTACTCTGCTCCTGCAGGTATCTCCCTTCCTTCCTTCTATGCGGGCCAGCAGCAACTGGGTAGGAGTATGGAGCAGACTGGAGAGCTGCAGCGTCAGTTGAAGGAACTTGGTGGTGCTACCGGGATGAGCAATCAAGCCCTGATGGAATGGGCTCAAGCAAATCCGGAACTTGCCTACCGCGAACTTATGAAGCTCCAAGGGAGGAGCCGGTAATGGCACCTAGGGTCGGCATTCTGCCAGCAGAAGAACGGATGGCCATCTTCCGTGGAGCCAAGCAACTGGGCTTGGATCCATATGAATTTGGTGCTTTCCTCTCTTTAGAAGCTGGTCCGAATATGGACCCGAACATCGTCGGTGGTGCCGGCGGCCGTCATAAGGGTCTCATTCAGTTCGGTCAAAACGAACAACAACAGTACGGCATCTCTGGTCCACAGACCCGTGCTGGTCAGATGCCATCTGTTCTTCAGTACTTCCAGGACCGTGGCTACAAACCAGGCATGGGTATCGCCCGTGCTTATGCCACTGTGCTTGGTGGTAATCCCAATGTTTCTTTAACGTCGCAGGACTCGTTTGGCACTTCGGTCCAAACCATGCTTCCTCGTTTCAAGAAAGGTGGTGATTACTACGCCAATGCACAACGTGTCTTGGGTGATTTACCACCAGAGCTTGGTGGCCCTGGCGCTCCTGTTGCAGCCATTCCTACAACCACTGCGAAACGTAAGCAAAAAGCTGATTCGTTACTTAGTGGTGTTAAAGAGGGAATCGTTCAGCAACTCCTGCAAAACGCAATGCAGGTTCCCAGTGTTCCAAGTGCTTTTGGTGCTTTGGCTCCTGGCTTCCAAGGTCTTGGCAAGTTGTTCTAATGGCCTACATCGAATACGCTGATAAGTATCTACCGGGGGAGGTGTACCGCAGTACCTATGGTGCTGCCTCCACCAACCCCTTTTACAAAGTTCTTGCTCAGTCCAAGAAAAACGTTAAGTTCAATCCAGATGAAGAAGACACCATGTCTGGGGAATCGTTCCAACGGTTCCTTAATCTTCAGAGGGATCCTGCTTCCCTTTACCAAGAAGCAATTAAGTACCCAGAAGGATTTAATCAATACATGAGTCTGGTAAGGGAGTTCGGCTTGAATCCGGGCTAGAGCCAGGAATTGCAAATGCCCGCTCCAAAGGCCAGCTTTTATTGAGGCGCTTTTGCATTGATTGTGGGGCAATACCTACTTCTTTGGCCCAGTCTGCGATGCACTGGGTTTTTCCGTTAAAGGTATAAAGACGAGTAGCACGCTTACCTCCTCTGTTGCGCGTTTGCTCTTTGTGAGTGGCCCAGCGGCAGTTTTCTTTGTAATAGTTTTTGTCATTATCGATACGTTCTAATTCCATTTTGCTGTAGGGTTTTGGCCCCATATCAGCGAGAAAGTTTTCGAAGCTGCTCCAAGATTCACAATACGTGATTCCTCTTCCTCCGTAGCGTCCATAAGATTCATGATTTGGGTTGTTGCATCTGTTTTTCATTGCACACCAAGAACTGTATTCCGTTGTTTTATTCTTGTGCCCACCGTGCTTTAGTGATGCACATCCTTTTGAGCAGAAAACAAATCCCTTTTTCCTGAGCTTCATCCTGCAAATTGCACCTGCGTTTCCGAAGCGTTTAAAACACTTTTTGCAGCCGTGACAAACAAAATTGGTTTGCACCATTAGAATAAAAGAAGTTTTTGGGACCTCTGTCAACATACCAGAGACAGAGCGTTTAGTCTATCTTGGCCTCGACATCTACAAACAAGCAGCCCCTACTCGTCGACCGCCCGCTGTTTGATTCGGTGCGGGTCACGACTCAGACGGTTGGCAGCCAAGCTAACAACACCATCTTTGTGCAAGGTGGTCAAGCACCTTCCATCCTGGTGGACATGGATGCTGCCCTGGAAGAAGACAATAACAACGGTGGCGTTGTAGAAGCCATTACCATTATCCGTAACGACTACTACCGCGACGCTGATTACAGCGTAACGAGTGGTACCTCTGGCACTGTGATTTCCCTCACCAGTGGCCAGGTGGTCCTCATCTTTGATACCGGTGTTCTCACCAACGGTACCGCTAGTGGCTTTGGCTACTACACCTACACAGGTTCCACCACCCTCACTGGTGTCAACACTTCTCTTGACTACTCAGGCGGCACCGCTTCTGGCTTCCTGTACAACGGTGTGAACTACGGCTACCAGCCTGAAGTCACCTTCGTGTTCTACCACACCCGTGGCACCACCACCCCGATTCCTGCTTCGGGTGACTACCAAGTTTTGTTTACCAAGCAGGTTCCGGCCAACACTCAGCGTGTTGACTGCACAGACGTGATGCCTGAGCTGGCAGTTCCTGTGGTCGCTGCAGGTAATACCACTGGTCTTGGCAATGGTGCTCCCCTTCGCAACCGAGGCGTTTACCTGGAGCGTGGCGACCGTATCTACGTTGGCGTGTTCCCAGATGGTCCCAACGTTTCTGGTTATAACCCAGGTGCTCACGTTATTGCACAAGGCGGCTTCTTCTAATCATGGCGAGCAGACGTGGAAGTTCCTTTGGGGCTGCACGTAACAGCAAAGGCAGCTCCTTTGGTGATTTCATTCGTTCAGAAGCTTTAACTCCAAAGGGCGTGCAGCCAATCAGGACTGAGTTCTCCAAAGGCTCAGTTCCTGATTCGATCTACTCTGCCAATCGTGAATCAGCCTGGTCTCGCTGGCGGCGTGGGTTTGAGATTTACTGTCACAGCACAGCGACTGAAACTTACTCCTATCCATTTGATTACATCATTCCTCTGCCGCCAGGAACAGTGCTGCCCCCTGGGGCCAACCCACCCAAAATTCCCGGTTCGTTCCAGGGTTTTCCAACCAAGAACAAAGATCTTGGCATGCACTGGGCTGGCGTTCGCATTGCAGGCAGTCTTCGATTTGATAATGTGCGTGACAAAGATGGAGACCCCTCTCCGATCCTGTCCGTCACGGAAGATGAGAACTACTGGTACGTCAAACTAAGCGGTGACTGGAGTGCAGCTAACCCACTGCCAGCTCCACTATTCATTGCACCAGTTGGTCCGATTCCAAAACAGTACCCCATTAACGGGGAGATCCTAGAAGATCGCATCATCACAGTCGGTGGTACACCCATCAACTCTCAAACGATTGATCCCACAACTCAGAAACGGTACGGCTACGTCCAGGCCGTGCTTGTCTCAACGGATGAGGTTAATGGCATCTTGACCCTCCAGAAGCAGGGCTCTGTGGAATCAACGCCAGATGGTGTGCTTCAAACGCCAGCAACTAGGCCACCTAACGTTGGGCGCTTCTTAATGACAGGGACACGGTATTGCTGTTCCTGTCAGGACTTCACACGCAGGGATTACGCCTATCTCAACGGCCTAGGCAATACCAACAGACGTGTGTTCCCAAGGACCAAAATTGCAACTATCAAGCCGGGCCGCTATGAGGTAATGCGTTTGCGGGGGAAAGTTGACAACAGCGCCATGACAAGTGCAAACGTCAACCGATCCATGGAAGTGGTAGCTCCTTCTCCTGAATACGGGATCCCACCGACCGTCACACCAAACAGCGCAATTGTCCCTGGAACACTCAGAGACAACCCTGGCGTCTTTAGGGATTTTGGTGCGACTTACAAAAGGAATAACCCACTACCTTCTTTGGAAGGTGCCAGATCAGAAGGACCCCCTGGTTATAACGATTACACGTCCAGTACAGATAGTGACGGTACATCAACCATCACGTCTCTTACAGACTTCTGGAGCCCATTGCTAGATGAGTTGCGTTATTGCAAACACATTTACGCCATGAAGTTTGCAGAGAAAGTTTTCCCGCCTGAGCCATCAGACCTTCCTGTTGATACCGAAAGCATCGCCAGCTGGGAACAAGAGCTTGTACTGAAAACTCAGAATGAAAACGAAGATGCTTCTTACAAGCTTGCAACAAGAGGCTTGTCGTTTATGGATGTGCCTCCTTACAACTGCCAGGCACCGATGATGATGCCCATGATGCAGAAGCTATTTAACGTTCCTTCGACTTTTGTATTGATGAGCGGATTCCGTATGTACGACAAAGAAGGGAACGAATATAATCCTTCTCAAGGCGGTAAACCTGCGGTCTAATGGCTGAATTCGGTGAGATTATCGACGGTACATTCTCCTTGTCACCGGAGCAAGTTGAAGCGCGTAAATATGGGTACAGCCCAATCAAGGCCAGTGGTATTCCAACAGTGTATCACGCAGGTGATGTGGTGAACCTCCCCTATGGCTCCGGGGAGGTCTCAACGATGGAAGCGATTGGCCTGGCCTGGGGTGCTTTTGCTAGTGGTGTAACCCCCTCGTAGCATAAGAAATCTTAATATTGTATACTTACATTAAGTCTTGCGGGACTTATTAAGGAATTTTTTACCTCTTGCGAGCTGGACGGCCGTTTCCTATGGTTCGGTTAGTCAGCTCATCTCAGCCATGACTAACGCACCGCCACTTGACCAGCGGATCGTTGACGAGTTCTTTAAGCTGGAAAGCCGCCGTGGTTCCAAGGGAATCGCCTGGCTTTATGGGATGATCGCTACCTACGGGCTCAACCCGGAAGACCTAGCAGCTGGCTACCACTGGGACAGCCACTCCATTGTTCTGAACAACAAGAAGAGACCCATTCGCCCTCTGCACCCGCAGTGGGTTTTTCTGTTTCAACTCAAAGAAAAGCAGCCTCACAAACTGCAAGGCTGCTGGGGGTCCCTTTCGTCATCCCTCTACCGTGCCATGGCGCACCAGCAGGTCAGCTTTAACATCACCGATCTGCTCTTGGCTTACCGCCTACGGAAGAGCTATTACCGTCAGCTCAAGCAGCCACAGGCATCAGTCCCTGCTTACGCAGTTGCTTCCTGACAGCTTCCACGTTCCAGCGATAGCTGTTGCGTGACATGCAACCAGGAAACGCTGCATAATGGGGACCCAGCTTCAGAGTGCCGTCATCACGGTACTGAAATAGGGTTTTGCGGTCGATGCCCAGGAGTTCTTCTGCCCGTTGGGCTGAGACCCATCCCCGTGCTTTGGTCATGGTTAGCGATGAAACGCGTACCCATATACCGTATCAAGAGTCAAGAGGGTGTCAACAGCTTTAAGGAAACTTTTATCTCTTTAGTTTGGTCGGGAACATGTGTGGGGAAATTAGAATAAATTAACGGCAACTAAAGAGCATGTTCAACTGTGAACAGGATCCCCTCGCCCTGCTCATTGAATTAACTCCTAAGTTAGCGAAACGACGTTTTAGACAATCCATTTACGACGCCTGGGACTGCAAGTGCGGTTACTGCGACGAACCAGCTACTTCCCTGGACCACATTGTCCCCCGCTTCAAGTCAGGCTCCAGCAACCGAAACAATCTTGTTCCTGCTTGCCGCAGGTGCAATGCCAATAAAGCCAGCTCACCAATGGAAGAGTGGTACCGGGAACAAGAGTTTTTTAACGAGATCCGCCTGCAGCGCATCAAGGGCTGGATGGAGCAAGAGATTATTGATCTCCATGCCTACACCTATCCTGGTGCTCAGGCAAGATTTGCGGTCTAATCTTGATAAGATAATAAGATCGGTTAAAACGTATAGATAATGGGTATCGCGTATAACCCGGCAACTCGTTCATGGAGTGTTACGCCTGAGAAAACAGACTATAGAACTGATTACAATACTGACTACCAGACAAATCGGAAGACGGACTATGTCACCAATCTTCCGACTAATACGCCGCTACCGTCTTTCCTGCCTACCAACCTCCGGTACGATTATCCCACGACATTAAGAACTGATTACAGAACGGATTTCAATGAGCAGCAGGAGTACAAAACAAGAGTTGGTGTTAATACGTCTTATTTCAAAGGTAGCTCAAGAACGAACTACACCTTTGGAAGTGGAAATAGAGAAATAAGATTTGTTCCCGTTAAAGGAGATCGCTTCGACTACACAGTTAGCGTTCGCACGAATCGTGGCTATAGAACTGAAAACAGGTCTATTGATGGTGTAAAGGCAACTCTTGCAAAAGCTCTAGCTGCCGCAGGCTTTCCTCCGGATAAAGCTGCTGAATATGCAGTTTCAAACGCACAGGGCGTTCGTGGTGTCAGGGATTCAAATGATGCCAATAAAGCAAAAAATGAAGAGCATAGGCGGCTCAATCAAAACAATACCGCAGAAAACGAAAGAAATCGTCAGTTAAACGATCAGAATTTTAGAGAAAATTCAAAAAATGCAGATAAAAATATACAGATTGAACGAGATCGTTTTAATATCCAGCAACAGAACACTCAAAACGCTCAGACCAACGCAACCAATCAAGAATTAAATTTTACGAACTCTCGCCTTAATAATGAGGGCCTGGAGCTAAACAGAAAGAATACACAATTAAACGAAGAAAACACTTACGCAAATAATCTAGGTACACAATCTAATAGCCTCTACAACAGAACACTGCAAATTGCTTCTAATACTCAAGGAGGCGACTATGTAACTCAACGTGATCAGCTTCGAGTAGAAGATCTTGTTAATGCAGGTGTTTCTTTTTCTGATGCACAAGAGATCGTTGATAACATTACATCTCAATTCAAGGATTTCTACAGGACAGAAAAACTGTCAATATGGGATTCCAGCCTTGGTGCTCAACCACCCTATGGAATTTTTGATCCTAAGTACTACGCAGAGCAAAATCCTATTGTTGCCAATGCCTATGCAGAAGCTATAGCGATTGACGATATTGATATCACTGAACGGTACGGTGAAAACAACTATTTTCTTCAGCACTACACCTCAACCGGTAAGGCACAAGGTCTGCGTGGTAACAAAGAAGAAGACACAGAAGCCGCAAACGCTTATGTAGAACAGACTCCAACTGACGCGGACATTCAAATGATCCGCGATAAACAGCTTGGCGTGAACCAAGGAACGATCACTGAACGCCTTCTTAACATTCCAGAAGTTGCCAACGAGTGGACCAAGGCTCGAATGGGCGATCCCTATTGGAGCCAGCTGGCAAAAGAAAAGTATCTTGACCCAAACATCGCAGATGAATTCAGTGTCCTATTCCGTTTGTCAGAAAGGCCTGAGGATAAACAGATCATCTTCAATTCAAACCTGGGTGTAGAAGAAGGTATTACTCAGCTAGAAGACAAGATCAACGAGGCTATTGCCAAGAAGACAGAATTTGATATTAAGAATTTTGCTGCGTTAAGCCAAAACATTCTCAAAGACACTATTGCTGAAATGAAACGCGTGAAAGGAGAGCAGGAGATGCTTTCCTTCTATCGAGGTTTCAGTGGTTTTAGTGAAGTTGTTGATATCAACAAAGAGCTTTCTAACGCAATTCTTGGTGATACAGGAGTTGGCGGCATCTTATCCTATACGTCTGGCGGTAAAGCAGAAGAGAATTTGTTGGGAGCACTCCAGAACGTTAGTGGCATGCGCAATAGCATTGTCTATAACTGGCAGCAGTGGTTTGATCAAGCCATTAAAGACAAATACGGAATTGACTATGCTCAATTTGAACCCCTGGAAGAAAAGAAAGATATTATCAATGCCTTTTTAACGGCAGAAAAGAAACCGTTTGATACAGACAAAGGAGTATTTACGGACGAATTCCTTAAGAGCGCAGGCTTTGAGTCAACAGATTCGCTCACTACTTTTCTAAAGGGTCAAGGAGAAGAAGGACAAACCATCCTCAGCACAATTCAAGGAGAAGTAAACGAAGAAAGTAAAAAGATTCTTTATCCTATCGATTCAAGAATCAAAGCGGACATTACCGTTTTAGATGCTGCTAAAGACAGGGATCTTGCCTTGTCTGTGACGCTGGGCGACAAGACAGAGATGATGAATGTTGAGGCGCAGTTTGCCAGGGATTACATTGATGAATACTTGCAGCCACGTTTCAACACATCTAGATCCATGGATGAATTCCTGGAATATCTTGATGTGCGCCAGGAAGAGCGAAATCCGTTCCAGACAAGTGCTCTGTACTTACAAGACACTTACGCTGCAATGAAAGCACTTTCTGACAAGTACACAGAGGAGTATCTTGGCAACATCAAGCTGGAAGGTCCCAGGAGTTTCGATCCAAACTTCTACTTTGATCCAAGTGGCGACAAAGGTCGCCTAAGTAGTTACGCCAAACAGAAAGAGACCGTTGAAAAAGATTGGGAAGAAGCCAAAAAGCAAGTAGCAGAAGGGCAAGGTTACTGGTACAACCAGGCCTATCGTTTCGGCGTAGATGTCAATAACAAAGCAGCATTTGCTCGCATGCACTTTGAACTAAGGGGACAAGGCCAGGGCTTTGATGCTGCAGAAGATATTGTGAACGCTGGTAAGGTGGAAGATTTTCTTTATTCAACGGTCGTTCCTATTCTTGAAGAAGAAGCTTTTAATGTGCCCAACCCTACGTTTGGTCAGTTCATCACACCAGAAGAATTCGCAGATGAAATGCTGCGCGGCCTGGATCCCAACGACACACCAGACCAATGGAAAGAAGTGCTCCAGCGGTATGGCCTGACAGATTATGCCGGAACGGTTGACGAGCTTAAGCAGTATATTGTTGAGACCCTGCGCACGGGTTCTGCTTTAGACATCCGCGAGCAGATTAAATACCTTAACGAGAAGCGCCAAAAACCAACCCAAGAAATTCTTGGTGTTACTTACATCCAACGTCCTGAGGACTATAAAGATGAAATGGCAAAGCCAACCACAGAGCTTTATGCCATTTATCAAAAAGCTGGATACCAAGGGACAGAGGATGATTTTTACGAGAATGTATTCCCAGACCTAGATCGCAGTGAACAAACCCTGCTCACAAAAGCTGGCAGAGATGATGCACTCAAGACCTATGGCCTGGACCTGAACGACCCATTTGCTTCTCTTGGAACGATTGAAAGCTTCTTCCCAGAAGATCAAGCCGCTGCTCTCAAAGAAGCAGAAAAAGATAGTCCGAAGGATCCTTATACAAGTTACTTTAGACTGGATGATGATGAGGACGTTGAATACAAGTCTGACGCTGGTAAGCAGTTCCTCGGTGAATTTACTTCTATGTTTAAGGGTCTCTGATGTCTGATAAACGTAAGAAAGCAGCCAAGGCTGCCAAGATCGCAAAGGACGACTTAGCCTGCAACAAGCCCCGGCGGACCCCTGGCCACTCGACCAAATCGCATGTTGTTAAAGCGTGCAAAGGTGATGAAGAGAAGATCGTTCGCTTCGGTCAACAGGGTGTAGAAGGAGCAGGCAAGAACCCGCAAACCGAGTCCGAAAAAGCTCGCAAGAAGTCTTACTACGCCAGGCACAACGCCCAAGATCCGAATCCGGACAAATTCTCTGCTCGGTACTGGTCGCACAAAGTAAAGTGGTGAGGTTCTCTTCCAATGAAGAAAATGAAGAAAGGCGGTGGTTTCACGACTGGCAAGCCCAAGAAGACACGTCAAGGTCAAGGTTTAAATTCAAAAGCAAATCACGGCCGTAAAAAGAAACGCGGACAAGGCTAATTAGCTTTTCTTTTGTGTAGTATGGGAATACTTGATATATTCCCATGGGCGAATTTCGGGAAGCTGTAGAACTTATTCGTAAGTACGAAGGCTTTAGCGAAAAAGCATACCCGTCTGGGGACGACGGTAGATACACCGTAGGTTACGGTACTCAGTTCTACCCAGACGGCAGCCCAGTTAAGCAGGGGCAGTGGTGTACCAAGGAGAAAGCTCTGGAGTACCTGTACCAGGAGGTGAAGGCAATCCGCTCCTCCTTGGATGACCTCAACCTAAACCTGGATCACTCCATGGAGCAGGCACTGATTTCTTTTGTTCACTCCGTTGGTTGGACCCCTTTCCTATACAGCAACATCGTCGATGCGATCGAACGTGACGATCTGGCAGAAGCGGCTGAGGAAATCAAAAGCTGGATCTTTGATGAGAACCACGAAGTGATCGGTGGCCTTCTGGATCGACGCCGGGAAGAAGTTGCGTTGTTCTTGCGGGAAATCGACGATAACCCCTGGGTCTCAACCGAAGTGTTGATGACGGCTTTTCGTAACTACTCTGCTGCTCCCCACCAAGTCAGAGCAATCAGAGCCCTAGAAGAGAGCATCAATCCTTACGTACTAGCTGAATTTGCCAATAATTTCAAAATCTCAGACAGTCCCTGGATCGAACTCTCCTGTGAGGAGTTAGATTCCCTGTTTGCTACTTAGCCTTAGAATAGTTTCATCAAAGCCGATCGGACGAGATGGAGAGGTCAGTCGAACCACAGCAATTTGAATTGCCGCTGGAACTCCAGTTCTCCATGAAGAAGGCTGAGATGGCCGCCAAGGAGATGACTTGGGAAGAGCTGTACTGGTCTCTACTCAACCTCTACCACCAACGCTTGATGGAGTGGCAGGCAGTCAAAGAAATTCTTGCAGGTGAAAACATCGAGTTGAACTTTGATGTCCCCACCGATCTAGAGCTGGATGAACTCGCCGCCGCCTGCGGTATTTACGAAGACGACGACGAGGACGAAGAGGGTCAGCCCTTCTGAATTTCGTCAGTTTGCACGAGACGGTCTAAGTACCACTGTGCTTTCTTGAGCGAGTTGGTTCCGCCTTTATGTTTTTCACGCCAAATGTATTTGGCAATGTTACCCTTCAGGTAGCCACGGAACTCTTCCGCAGTTAGCTGCGCTTCAATTGCTTCAATACACTCGATGGCACCATCGGTGTAATGAACAGGATGGTTGACATCGTCCCCAAACAAGATGGGACCACCTTCAAAGGTGAAGATAGTGTTCTCGGAAGGGAAGTTGGAATTACGATCCTGTTCCAAGAAAGTATCTTTCATCCATGGAACAGGACAAACCCCATCCTTACATTCACCAAAGGAAAGAATGTCAGGAGATGCTGACGTTTCTACCGGCGCAAACCACGCCTTTTCAGCGACTCCTCCTTCTCCTCCTCCGAGGGTGCTTCCAGTTCCAAAACTAATGCCTTCGGTTTGGGTGAGGCTCCCATCGCTAGACCCTCCTCCATCGACGGAATGTAACCCGTCATTCCGGGCCGTCCGCCCTCGAGTGTCAACGGATTCCTTTCTAGCCCCTGCTCGCATGCTACCAAGCCTCGGTTATACATGTCATATAAGGGTACATCATTTTCTTCGTTTGCGAGAGGTTGCCCGAAATCTTCTACCGAAAGACAACGAGATTTGACCTCATCTTCCACAAAGCTATCTAGGAAACCAGCAGCACTTCCGTGATACATGGATATGTCTTGAATTATTCCTTTTACAATAGTATCATGGCAAGAATTTTCGACCCGGTCTACGATCCACGGCAGGACTCTGGTAGTTCTGGTTCGGAAGTATCTGACCTCAACCCAGAGCGTGCTTACGACACGGACTTACGTCGTGTTGAAGAAGACGAAAGAGGTGACGTAGAAGGTATTAACGATAAACAAGAGCGAATTGGCCGCTTTATCAAGGCAGCCAAAACCGCTGGCAAGTACAAACAACAAGCTTCTATTGCAGAACCCACGATTCGGGGTGAGACACCCCGCAACCCAGCTAGTATCGCTGGTTCGGAAGTGCCAAGCATGGGTGATGCTTTCCCACAAGTAGGCAGTACAAACTATGCCCGAAAACCAGGCTCGGGCTTTGGTACCTTCTATGGCTACTAATACCAATTGGTATTGAAATCTTCCATGTCCAGTGCGTTCTGCATCTCTTCGAGGCGGTTCTGAATCTCTGTCAACACCCATTGCGTATTTTCAGAGCGGAACCTTGCAAATGCAGAGGACAATTCCTCATTTTCAAGGAAAACAACCTGCTTTTCTACGATTTCTAGGATTCGAATTCGTTGTTCAAGGTCATTACGTTCCATGATCAAGCCTTGGAGTACACGACTTCTTGTGCCTGATTCTGATACTTGCCCTTCCGATCTTGGTACGAGACCTCACAGGGAGTGCCTCGGAGAAACAGCAGCTGAATAATGCCCTCATTGGCATAGATCCGGTTGAACTGACCGGTTGCGTTGCTGATCTCTAGGGTCAGGTAACCTTCCCATCCAGCCTCAGCCGGAGTGATGTTGGCGATGATGCCAGAGCGTGCATAGGTGCTCTTGCCCATGGCAATCACGGTCACATCCTGGGGCAGTTTAAGCCGTTCTTCTGCTACTGCCAGGCAGTAACCATAAGGAGGAAGGAGGAAGTATTGACCCTTCTCATCCTCAAGCAGCTCCGATTCCGAAAGAATCTGCGGGTTGAAATCCTTGGGATCCGATACACCTTCTTGGATGCGACCAAAGATCAGGCATTGCTTGGGAGACAGACGAATATCGTACCCGTACGAGCTGAGTCCATAGCTAAGAACACGCCGTTCACCATCATGATTCACCAAATGATCAATGAATGGTTCGATCATCCCTTGTTCCAGGGCAAAACCCCTGATCTCAGCGTCACACAGGATGCCCATAGATTCCCTTAATCGTCCTTAACTATACAGAACTCAGTAGATTACGCGGCCTTTTTCTTCGTATATGTCGATAAATTTCTGTGTGGCAGCTGCAGAATTGGTCTGTGGCTGGAGATAAACCAGAAAGGATGTGCACGTCTGGTGCTTCTCGATTCCTTGACTGGAATTTTTTATTAAGGTTGGCACTGTCCGCAGGATGCAGATGGGAAAATCAAAGATCTTTTGTTCGTACCGGATCATGTCCGGGCAATTGGTAAAATAAAGACCCTGCTCAATTTCGTTCGCCAGCCATGCCTTATACAGCTTGCGGAACCACACGGCATGGGACGACACCAGGCTCGGAGAGGAAGCCCGTGTCATCTTCCACTTATCTAACTTCTTATCAAAAAAGTACGCACCACTGGGTGGGAACAAGTAAACCTTTCCGTGCCACTGTTGGCAGTTCAGTCCATCATCCTGTGGCGTGAAGAACTGATCAGCTTGGACGTGCTCTTGTGCAGTCTTAGAGCTGGCAGGATCCAGATCGATGCTGCCCATCAGGGCATTGGCTGCCTGCACCAAGTCAGGGGGCGTGATCAGTTCAAGATCTTCCCGACGCCCCGTTACACGACGTACGCTCATTCGCTATCAACGATTCGGTTGTAGTCGATCTCAAGATACCGCATTCCTTCCTTGTCATTGATGATGTAGCCAGCTTTGGCAAGCGGATCAATCTTCTGCGCACGCTCCAAGATACGTCGGAAAGTTTCGGCCAGATCATCATTGTTCTCTGACTCGAAAGACTCCTTGGCACTATGGAGTTCTTCTAGCGTCATATACATGACTCCACGTTCCTGTTCTGGCTGAAAGCAAATCACCCCTGGACCTTCCGCCTCCCAGAACTTCAGGTACAACGAGCCCATATCACCAAGGATGAACCGGACTGTTTGATCCAGCATCTTGGAACTGGTGTCGTTAATGTCGCCGTTCAGGGCTGAGTGGATAAGCTTTTCTCTTCTGTCCATCCTTCCAGCAATCCTTGGCGAGACAAAGCTTCCAGCAACTTAGGAAGCGGTTTATAGATTACGACCAGCTTACCAAGATTGCCGCGTTTCTTGACAAGTCTTCCATCATCATCTCGAAGCTTGTCAAACTCGCCGGATCGAATAAGATACTCAGCCACACAACGCAACCGTCTCTTGAGGGGCAGTTCAGCCTGGGGAAACTTGCCACAAATTGTGTCGGGCTTCATGTCACGAAACGCTAACCGAAGACGGTTGGCTAGTGTCATGTTGGAGTTAGCGTCCTCCTCCTCATAGTTCTTGACATTCTCTAGGTACCGGACCAGGCACCCATTGTCGAACGAACCATTGGGAGGGAAGAAGTCTTCCAGCTGACGGTAGAGAGATTCCGGCAAAACTTCTTCTGCGTTTTCCAGAGTGACGGAGAAGATATCTAGGTTTTTAAAGCGGTTTGAAGTCATTCCAGCTTCTCCTGAGATGACTTGTACTTGTGTTTGGACACAAAGTCGCTCAGCTCAATCGACTTGTTCTTCGAGAACGATTGGACAAGAGAGTTCCAGGGGATACGGATAGTTACACGCCTGCCCGTATCAGGTGAAATGTTGACGTAATGGACACCCTCCTTCCAGCCTTTGTCTTTATTTTTCTTACCAATGGCAATCCAGTTGCGGATCGTCTGGTCCGAGATACCCAACCTCCTGGCGCACTCCTCAGTTGAGATGTACTCGTCAGCAAAAGCTTCTGGATTAAGGAGATCAGTCTCCCCATCGTCATAGCGGCTGTGCCAAAGAGACGAAAGAACCGTCTTGATACCCTTCAGCTCAAAAGCAATATCCTCTAAGCCTTTTCGGATTCCGTACGCCATAATCAACACCTTTATTTAGATGCTAGTCTGTGGGAAAACGTTTTGCATTTACCATGGAAGATCAGATTCCTTCCAGTGTTCCTCCTCAGGTTGAGCAAACAGCTCCGAGTGGCCTGACCCCTGAAGTTCTGGAGGCGTTGAAAGCACGCGCTCGAGAGGAAGCAATTCGTATGACCATGCTTCAGAAGCAGGG